ACTTTCTTTACAGCTTTTTTAGCTTTTCTTACAATCTTACCTAAAAAATATCCTTGCCTTGGCTCTTCGAGTGTCATGAGCCCACCCATGTTACGCATTTGTCTTTCCATATTCATCCTTGAAATTGCCATAGTTTATCCTTTTTATAGTCTTTTATCCATTATATCAACCTGTTTTCAACCTGTCTTAAAACCTCTTTATCAAAACCTTTTAGGCCTACACCAGCATTAGCTAAGAATCCTTTGGCTATACCATCACCATTGTAATCAGCAAATTCAATATCCTTAATAAAGATTCTTCGGCCTGTTGTATCTAACGAGTAGACAACTGGTATTTTATTAATCTTAACAGATATTGGGCTATCCTGAACCATAATAAATTTACCATCTTCTTTAACATAGTGACTACCTGCAACAGTAACACCTTTGTAATCATGTATTTCATCAGATGCTTTAAATTGAAATACCCCTGTAACTTCACCACCTTTAGTTTGATCGCCAAGTTGTATCTCTTTAATTTTTTTCTCGCTGCCATCAGCCATTTGAACAGGAGTATTTGGATCAAAACAAAACCCGCCGTATCCGCCTTCTCCTCCATCATCTTTACCTGAATTGCCGCCGCCATCATTATCACCATGTAATGATTGTCCTATTTCTTTTTGAAGGTCAGCATAATCTTTAGCGCTTTTTTGTCCTTCTGGACTATCTCTATAATCTTCAAGAATTGCTTGTTTTGTTTGTTTATTTAAATTTCCTAAAACATCTGTATATTGATTTGAAAAGTTATCAAATGCTTTTGCTCCGATTGTTCCTAAAATAGCTCCAGGTAAACCGAACGTATTAAATCCTATAGTTGCTGGATTGTTGTAAAAACCTGACTGCATAAGATCAGAAAAAGAATTAATTCCGAAATTATTTGTTCTATCTAATTCATTCTCCTCATCATCTCCATCACCACTCACATTTATATTTGGATTTACTATTCCAAACCTTCCTGAAGGAATAGATCCAGATACTCCTAATGATTGTATACCAGACATATCTAATGTCTTTGGTTGAAAAGAGTCAGCTAAATACCTATCAAAAGGTACAAAGTTAAAACCCTGGTCTCTTATGTTTTGATCTGTAGGATCTAATATCATTTAGTTTCTCCAAATAAGTCAAGACTAGGCATTATTACCCTAACGTCTTTTCTGATATCTTCCTGAGGAATACCTTTAGCTTTCCATTCCTCATCATTCTTGTATACCTCACCTGTCTTTAAATTACTAATGGTTTCTATAATCTTCTCTGGTTTTATTACTTTCATTATGTTGTTACCTCTCTTGGCTGTATTTCTAATATTGAAGCTATAACGTGCAGCTCGTTCGCGTCAGCAGCTTGTACTTTTAATATCTCACTTTCCTCCATTACGAGAGGTTGAGATAAAAGTTCTGTCGTTGCCTTAGATGCTATGGCTTTATCTTTAAATAGATTAAATATAGTACCACTAGAATTTACTAATGTTATAGTTATTGTGCTTCCTGATCCAGCGTCCTCGGATACTAATAGAGATTTAATAACAGTAGTTGTTGCAGTTGGCACTGTATATAGTGTTGTAAGATCTGTTGTTGTTAAATCTACTTTTTTATTTTTAAAACTATTAGACATTAATTTAAAAAGAAGTTTTGAGCCTCTACTTCATCCTTTAATTCTTGTTGATATGTTGTATTTAATTTTTGTATTACAGCGTCTAAGTCCCTAACTTGTGAGTCTGCTACTTGTTTAGAATATTCATCGCTGGGCCTTGTTAATATTTGTACTATCTTTGCCATTATCTTCTACCATCCGGTTGTATATCTAATCTAAAAGTACCTAGTTTCCAACTTTGAGAAACAGCTGTGTTTGCTACTTTTAAAGCTATCTGTCTTGCTCTTGCACGTGTGTCTACTTTTTGTGTTGATGATGTAACTGTAAATGGTCCAAGTGCTGAACTAACTTTAGCATCATTTGGAAAATCTCTTAGTTGTAATGTAACCTGTGTATTACCTGTTTGTGATATAAAGTCTGGTATAAATCTTCTAATCTTCATTATAAATTCACCGTCTCCTCTAGTATCCGCCACACCTGTTTGAGACCCTCTCATAGTTCTTTGTGTAATATCAAAATCTCCTGATACTATATTTGATGTTATAGCTGTTACAGTTCCTCCTGCAATTTGATCTGTGCCTTTTTCATGTTCGTAATATGTTGTACATCCATCTGTATTTCCAACAACATCATAAGAATTATTACTGCCTGCATCATATTCTGTTGCGTGTGGTAAACCAAATACGGCCGAGTCCTTCCATGTTCCCCGTGCCAGTGTTCCTGTTGTCCATACAGGTCTTTTAGCTCTAGAATCTTGATAGTTATATGTTACACATCTATTAACAACAGTAGAACCCTCTGTGCAATAGAACCAAGTTATCTCCCCAAACAAATTATTTAATCCAACATTTATTAATTGTCTTGCAGTTGTATTTAAATCATCATAGACAAAATCTTCTACTAAACATAACATAGTTTCTAAATTACCAGCGTATTTAAAAAAACCATTTTCTGACATCCAGTATGCTGTACCATCAACTTCTAATGCAGCGTTCTGTCCTATCAATCCACAGTTAGTACCAACTTGTGCAAAACCAAAAGTAAATGGAGCACCAACAAAACGCATAGTAAATAATGATGTGTCTGACCATATGTATATTGCATCTCTACCTCTAACAGCTCCTACAATTTTAGATCCATCAGAAAGTCTTTGTGTACCTGCTGTGTTAGTTGCTGTTGGTGTGTATGTATTTATATCTTCTTGATCAGAAAATCTAATAAACATTTCATCTTGAGTAGATGGTGTTCCAATGGTTGTTTCTGTTCCAAAAAAAACTAAGTGACGATCGGGAGTAGATACTAACATATCTCGTGATGCAGTTGGTGCACCGGATATAATTGTTGCTCTGTTATTAGTTGCATTTGTTACATCTGAGTCCCATTCAAATACTTGTGCGTTATGTATTAATGCAATTACTTTACTTCCAAAACCATCAATGCTCCACATACCTGGATCTATTACTACGTCACCCGATGCAGCTTGTCCCCATGCAACATAGTCAGAAGAATTTGTAACTGTGTCACCACCATTGTGAGCGGCAGCTGTTGTGTTTCTTACACCTCTTGTAACACCTGTTAAAACACCTGATGTAATACCTGTGTATGATATTTCTTCTGTTCCTATCTGCACAAAGTTTGTACCTGATGTTGGAAACTGTGATGCATCTGTTAAAGTAATTCCTGTTGTAGCTGAATCTGTAATACCACCAGTTAAAGTTGTCGTTGCCTCTCCTGATACCGTACCACTCCATTGACCAAGTCCCCATCCTAATCCAGGTAATTGTTCTGCAGGTCCGACAGGATAATAATGTTTTACTCTAATACCGCCTGAAGTTGTTGCACCAGAACCACTTTCATTTGATGGCATAGTAATTGTAAGAGTTGATGATGATGGCACACTCGTTACCATAAATTTATTATCATCAAAATCAGATGCACTATAATTAGAATTAGTTATACTAGAAAAATTGTCTAAAAGAATTATGTCTTTTGCTGATATGCCATGCGAGCCACTAAAAGTTATTGTAACTTCATTTTGTCCGTTGCTCGTGGTAAATGCACTTGTAAGAGTTGTAGTAGTTTTAATTGGGTGTATGTCATAGAATACACCACCTGAATATGCATATAAAATTCTGTTTGTTCCTATAATAGAAAATTTAGTTCCCGATTTATTAACTAAGTGAAACAGTGCTCTTGCAGCACCTGTCATTTTATTTTCACCTAGTTGAGACCAGCCACCTATTTTTTCAGGAGACCCATATCTAAACCTTACATTATCTCCATCAACCCACTGAGCCTCAGCTGTAGTTTCTGTAATTTGTTTATTGAAACCTGGTAAAAAACCTATTTTTTGTAGCATATAACCTCATATTATATATTCCTTATTGGTGGAATACCTAACATCGGCCTTTTGTCGAACCTATTCTTATCAGCAAAAGGACCATTTACATGGTTATAATGAAGAAATACTTGACCACAAACATCTCCTTCAAAAGGTTCTCTCCAATGCTCTAATTCACAACCACTATATACTAGCATATCTCCTACTTCAAGCAAGACTTTAGTGCCTTTGGGTGCATTGGGCTTATGTATGTTTTTATACTCGTCTATGACGTTATTAGACCCTGTACCGTCGATAAATATAGGCCATGGATCTCCACCTAAGTTGACTGTAGTAGATATCTCACATGAAGGTCTGTCTTTGTGTCTTTTTAATATATCGCCTTTTTTATATATTCTAGCGTAAGAATATGTAGGTAATAGTTTTAAACCTGTTTCTTTTTCCATTCTTGGTAA